GTATTTACAGCCCCGCGGAGCGGCATCTCGAAACAGGCGACGAAGCGCAGCATCGTCCTCACAACCCGCTGACGTGCAGGTGCCTGTTATTTTAGGGTATCGCCCCGGTGCTCTACCTTTGAGGGGAGCACGGGACCGCGGCGCGTGGAGGGAGACATCGCGCGGTTCTTGCGGGGCGATCGGATTAGGTGAGGCCCGTGGCGCCTATTGTTGCGCTGCTCGCTATCGTCGGGCTTGGGCTGTCACCTAAAGGGCCGCTGCACACGACACGCGGGAGCTATTTCCCACGGCGCCCGCGAAGGCGCTCGGATGCAGCGATTGTACGGAGAGGCTGGGCACTACCAGCGTAGCGGGTGCGACCCACTGCTCGTGACTCTGAGCCACTCTCCATTCGAATGAGTTCCCGGGTTTGCCCGCCCGGGTCGAGGTTCAGGCTCGGGCCTCCGCTTTCGGGGGTGCGATCGAGCTTTGTGTTTAGTACCGGATGCCCCTCGACGGATCGAAGTTCTGCATCGCGGCTATCTTCTCGCGTACCTGCTTGTGGTACGCCGGGTCAGTCTTGTAGAGCTGACGACCCTTCTCGTCGCGCTTGTTGATCGCGGCGGCCATCTCCTCGGGGGAGTTGAAGCCGACACCGGAGGTGCCAGCGCCCTGGCCGTGTAGAAGCTTCGGCTCGCCAACACCGCCGAGCGAGGCAGCGCGGCGCGACTTGAGATCGTTGAGAGCGATCTTCCACTGGTCAGAGCGGAGGACCGAGTTGATCGAGTCCTTGTCCGCCTGCGGGAGGTTGTCCTTCGCCCAGCCGATGAGACCGTTCAACTGTTCCTCGCCGCCAGCGTAGGCGACGACTTCGTTGACGATCGCCTGACGAGCGATGCCCATCGCCTTCGTGTAGTTCTCCACGATGCGCTTGGGAATACCGGCCTTCTCCAACGCCTCGAAGTCCGAGGGGTCGAGTTCGCCGGTCGTGTTCATCTTGACTTCGAGCGTGTCCCAGTTCAGGCCAGCCGACTTGACGACTTCCTCAGCAGCCTTCTGCTCGGGAGTCTTCGCAGCGTCGGCCGCGGCCTTCGCCGTGGCAGCCGCAGCTTCCGCCGCAACCTCTGCCGGGGTCTTCTGAGCCTGGGACTTGGCGCGCCCTTGTTCGAGGCGGTAGTTCAGCTCTTTGACGTGGTTCGACCAGTCGTATGCGCCGGTATCCTTGTTGAAGAACTTTTCGACGCCACCTTCGGGCATGGCGGATTTTTCGACCTGCCCGTTGTTGTTTTCGACCTTGCCACCCATTGAAGCGACCCAAGCAGCGTGCTCGGGCGTGCCAGCCTTTGGGGCCGGCGTGGTCACCGTAACGGTGCCATTGGGGGCGATCGAGGCTGCCGGGTCTTCACCGACAGCCATCGTCGTAGCAGCAGCTTCAGCCAATCATCCCTCCTGGGTTTGTGCGGCCATCTGGGCGATCTTGCCCCCGGCCTGGGCCGCGGCTTGCGCTTGTGCGCGCTGCTCGCGGATGCCCTGTGCTTCTTCGTTCGACCGGACGAGCGCCGGCAGGCCGAGGCCTGTGAACGCCTTCCGCAGTAGCCCTGCGGTGTCCGCATACTCCTGCTGAGGATCGAGCAACTGCGCGATCTGCGCGGCGCTCATCACTCGCTGGACGTCCTTCTCACGGCCGAGCGCTTCGAGGCCTACGGTGATCCGGGGGACCACGGAGCCCTTGGGGAACGCCGGGAGCTTCTGCTGAGTGACCATCTGGTTCATCAGCCGTTCGAGACGAACGCGCATCATGTCTTCCGACAGCATCGAGTAGACGCCGCCGAGAGTGCCTTCGAGTTCCTCGGCGACCATTCGCACCTCAGCCGCAGTCGTGCGCTCGCTATCGCGAACCACGCCGGCCCTGAGGAGGAACGCCGCGCCAAGTTGCTCGGCGATGCGCTGGAGTTCCTGCTGCACGAGCTGGAGGCCCGTGACGTTCTGGAACTGAAGCATGTTGATGTCTTCGAAGTGCCCGGTGATCACGTCGCCGTTGTTGGCCTTCGCGATCTTGCGCGAGAGGTTGGTGCCGGTGGCGTTGGGCTCGACGATGGTGATGTGACGGGCGGCCATAGCGGCTCCGTCGACCATCGACTTCGAGAGTGCTTCGAAAGCGCGGATGTCGCCGATGTGCTCTTCGACCTTGCCGCGACCGTAGTCCTCGCCGGGAATGATACTCCAGCGGAGGGCGGTGAACGGGAGTCGATCGGCGTCGTAGGTGCCCTTCGAGCCCGGGATTTCGATCTCTTCGACCTGCTGGTGAACAGCGTAGTCGCCCTTCGGCGTCCGCTTCACCCAGGTGTACAGGCAGACGTCGGCGTCTGCTTCTTGCTTGTCCTTTGAAAGCTCCGAGACGATCTCGGGCGGGAGCGCGAGCGGGCTGATCTTCTCCTCGATGATGATCTCAAGGAGGTGCCCGACGTAGTCGCGGACCACCACGTACTGATCCAGGCGGAACGTACGGATGCGATTGTCTGGGAGGATTTGTTCGAGCGCGTTTCCAGACACGACCATGAGCTGGAGGCTCAGGTGCGTCGGCTGGCGCCATGCCTTGCTCTCCATCTCGGCGGTGATCAGGGCCGCGGCGAGAGCGAGCTTCTGCTCGACTTCGGACTCCGCGTTGAGTTTGCCGGCCTTGACCAGCATCTCGGGCGGGATCGTCAGCGTGAACGATCCGGCGCCTGGGGGCAGGAGCGCGAGTAGGAGCTGCGAGGAAAGGTTGACGACGAGACGGGAGGCGAACGCCTGATAGGGTTCGATCATTCGCATCGAGCTGTGGTGCCCGTGACGGGGCAGCAGCGAGGGGATGGTCAGCTCGGCGTAGTCCCAGGCGCGCTCCAGGAAGGGCTGACGACGAAGCTTCAGCTTGTCGTAGCGCTGGCGGGCGGATGCCATGGGGTTACGGGATGACGACGCCGGAGCCGGCCACGGGGGTGGCTACGCTCTGGAGGTCGACCTTCATCTTGTCGCGGCCGCGGCGGGCCTTGTCCTGCTCGGCGCGCTGACGGGCTCGGGCGAGAGCCTCGGCGTCTACCGGGTCAGCAGTCTTGGACGGCAGGGGTGCCGGGGTCGCCTTTGGGGCGCCGAACAGTGCTCCCATTGGGGGCCTCTTCTTTTTCTTGTTTGCGGGGGATGAGCAGGAGGTAGCGGATCAGCCATGCCAGCTCGTCGCCCAGCTTTTTGTTGCGGGCGTCGGTGAAGCTCGTGATCACTGGTCACTCCTGATCGATGAACTTGAAGGCCGTGTTGCCGACGACTTCAAACCCGAGCCGCCGCATGTATCTGGCAGCTCTGGGGAGTCGCGCGAGCACGAGGGTCGCGCCGAGCATCTCGACCAGCGTCGTGATCTGGTCGGTCATCTTCAGGCTGACCCATTCGCCACGGCGGCGCCGGGAGGCGCATACGTGCATCTCTATCGCCCTGTCGTTGTCTTGGAGCCAGTTGAACCAAACCCAGGCGTAGGTCTCGTTCGGCGTTCCGACGCGCACCAGGAGCGCGAGCTTCAGGTTCTCGGCGCTCCAGCAGTCGAACGGGTAGTCGTTCTCGTCGAGGAACTTACGAACCTCGTTTGCGGCGCTTGGCTCCGCTATCCACGCTCGGGGCAAGGGCAATCTCCTCGGCGCGTTGTTCGATGAGGCGGTCGACAAGCTCCCGGGCGCCTGCGTAGCGATGGGCGTCCTCAAGGGTCTGGCCCTTGCGGATGGAGCGTTCGGGGTACTTCGAGGAGAGCCAGTCGATCAGCTCGTAGGAGGCCGGGGGCATGAACTCGAAGTCGGGGGAGGACAGGTCGGTGGCAGTTACCGGGTGGACTACAGCGTCTTTAACCATTTTCGGGGACTCCGGTGCAGAAGAGCGGTTTTCGATGCAGGACCGTTGGAGGGGCTACTCGCCCCTCCTCTTCGGCCATACGATGATAGGGTTTGGACCCCAGGTTTCATGGGGTTGCGGCTTGATGTTCTTCCCCGGCCGGATGTCGAAGCCGATGGGGAACTCAGGCTCGACAAGAGCCTGGGCCTCCTTCTTCTTCGCCTCCCAGCCGTGGGATATCGAGCCGATGGGGAGCGCGACACCTGCCTGCCATGTGTCGTCGGGGTCGGTCTCAGACTGCCTTCGTGCCATTGAGACACTCCGTCACGTCTGCCGGCTTGTAGTCCGGTCCCTTGACCCATTTCTCGAACGGCCCCCTCGACGCGGTCTTCGTCATGTTGGACGCGTGGACGAGTTCGAAGGCACGGTCGAAGTCCCAGCCGAAGGTGGCCGCGGTGCCATCGAGCGTGTAGGCGAGGTCGGCCATCTCCTTCAGGAGTTCGGCCGAGCGGTCCTTCACTGTCTGCGGTCCCCGCTTCTGCATCATCGCATCGCTGAGACGCTGGGCGGCGACCATCATCTCCCGCATCTCCTCGACCACCACGGACAGGCGGTAGGCGAGGTCGGTGCGGTTCAGGGCCACGTCGAGGTGATGCCCCATCTGGGTGGTCGCCGCGCGGACCATGTGGTTACGGCTGAAGTTGAAGTTCCAGCCGATCGTCGGTTCAGTGTCGATCAAGCTCACGCGTGGCCTCCTTGATGTAGCCGACGATCTCCTTCGCACACGCGCGAAGCTCTTCGATCGTCCCGCTGTTGTGGATGTAGTAGTTGAAGCCGCGGCTGTTGAGTTGACCCTCGTAGCGGGGATCGCCTTCATCGGCGGAGGAGCGGTCGACGCGGATGACAACAGCGCCGCTAGCGACGAGCGTCTCGTACTCGTTCGGGAACCGCAGATCGTCGATGACCACGGACTTGCCCGCGGCCATCAGCTTGCGGACCTTGGTCATCGTCACGTCCACCCAGAAGTCCGGGTAGATCAGATCGCGACCCCAGTCGGTGCCGAGGGTCTGTTGGATGCGACGGGAGGTGATCATCCCGTCTTTCGTGGCATGGACGCAGTCGTCGAAGATGAGTGGCTCACGCTTGAGGTCTCCCTCGACGTACCGCTCGATCTCCTCAGGCCCCATTCCGAAGTGTCGGAACAGGGCGCGAGTCATGTCCTTCAGCGGCTCCGCGAACTTGACGCGGACGTAGCCCGCTTCTTCGAAGATCGCTGCTGAGGTGGACTTGCCGGACTGGGCGCGGG